AAGGGTTTAGATTCTGTGGTTGGGCCAATGACTATAAAAAGAAGATGGGGAAGATTTTATGTAAATGCAACTCACGCAAAGCCACTTTTGATGAAGCAAAACAATTTTATGCCGATTTGGACTTGCTATTTTCAGGAGGTGAAGAATGAGTTGGCAAGATGATGCGATGGTTGAGCAAGAGCGCGCCGATTCTTTGGAATATATGGGCGAAGCAGAGTGGAAAGAAACGATGGAGGACGTAGAATGAATCGCGTGATTAGCCGCAGCAACGTCTTTGCACCATATCTATACATGGACAAAGCAAACTACCAATTCAAGATGGGTGATATTGACACAGCCAAGCAGCACAAGTTTGAGTTTAACGATTATGAGATAAATTGGCTCAGATGGGAGAACAAAGATTTTGATGCCGAATATAAGGTCGTGCCGGTGGAGGGTGGCAAATGATAATTGACCACACGCATCCCGAATATACCGAGCTCCGGAAAAAGATACCAAAGGGCAAATATAACGGCTGTTGGTATTATTCAAACGAAATAGTCAAGAATATCATCCCAAACGTCAAGACGTGGCGCGGATGGAACACCGTTGGTCGCGAGCTTACCGGGATGCAAGACCACATGATTGTATTTTTGCACGATAACTCTACGCCCTGGAACTACGCCTGGCTCAAGAATTACAAGGATTTGGTGCTAGTTTGTAGCAGTAGATTCACGCTCAATTCGGTGATATATTCCGGCCACACGGTGCTCCTGCCAATGTCTATCGACACCGAATACGTAAAGAAGTTTAGGACTAAGAAAACTAAAGACACCTGCTTTGTTGGGAACGTCTGGGTAAAGGCCAGTTTGGCCGATCCAGATGCCGTTCCCGATAATGTTGATTTCTTTAGCGGGCTCCCACGTGAGAAGCTCTTAAAAGAAGTCGCTAAATATAAACGAGCGTACGCCATCGACAGATGCGCCCAGGAAGTGCAAGTATTGGGGTGTGAATTATTGCCGATTGAGACGCGCTATCACTGCGATGATGTTGGCCGCGTATTGGACAATCACGAAGCCGCTAAAATGTTGCAGGCAGAGCTCGACAAACTAGATGGCAAAGGAGGTAAGGATGCCGGAGTATAGGGTAATGCACCTTGGTGGCGCATACCAAATACAACAAAAAACACGAAAAGGGTGGGAAACTGTGGGGGAATACGACAACATAAATAGTGCCAAACGAATGGTGCGAGAATTAAGAGGAGGTGAAGATGGGAAAGAGGGGAAAAATTGACGACCTAAGCACATGGCCGCATAACGGTGACGTGTATTTTTGGGTGCGTAGTGATATTGGCGATATTTGCATGAGCGAATGGGCCGATGGCGTGAAAAAGCACGAATTCAAGCGTTCCATTGGCAATATATTCCGAACGCGCTCCGATGCGCAGGCTGCGATTGTGCGCCAGCAAGCAAGAGCGATGGACAGGAGCGTGGCGAATGGCTAATATCAGCGACCTAAGATTTGACGACAAGAACTTCAACGACCACACCGAGTATGGCATGAGCCTGCTTGAGAAGTCTTTGCGCGAGAACGGTGCTGGGCGTTCTATTTTAATTGACAAGGACAAGCTAGGAATGAATAGACACATCACCGATCTTTGGCAATAAAAGGAGGAGAAATATGGCAAATGAACAAAATTTAATAAGACCAGAGGAACTAAACGCACGATTAACGCCCGAACAGAGGCGCGAAAATACATCAAAAGCAGGGATTGCAAGTGGCAAGGCTCGACGCGAGAAGCGTGATCGCCACAAACGCATACAGGAACTATTTGCGCTGGCCGTTCAAGACCCGAAGCTCAAAGCTAACCTAGAGAAGATGGGCATTGACGTGACGGATGCAGACCTTGAGACGGCCGCCGATGCGCGAGTGATGGTCGAGCTATTGCGCAAGGGCGACTACAAAGCGTGGCAGGCCATGAAAACTGAAGCTTATGGCCCACTCGCGACTAAGAGCGAGGTGGAAGTTTCGGGCGAAATCAACGGCATCACGATTAAAGTGGTTGATTATAGTAAAGGAGATGGGGATGCTAAGGGTGCTTGAGTTATTTGCCGGAATCGGTGCTTGCAGTAAAGCCTTGGAGCGTCTTGGCATAGAACACGAGATAGTAGATGCTGTGGAAATAGACAAGTACGCCATCGCTAGTTTTAACGCAGTGCATGGCACAAACTTTGAACCGCAAGATATAACCAAATGGGACAAGGATTTGCAAGTCGACTTGATTATGCACGGTAGCCCATGCCAGGATTTTTCGGTTGCTGGTAAAGGTGCCGGTGGCGATGAGGGCAGTGGCACAAGGTCTAGTTTGCTATATGAAACCTTGCGCATTGTGGAAAAGTTGCGCCCAAAGTATGTGATTTGGGAGAATGTAAAGAACCTATTGTCTAAGAAGCACGTACACAACTGGAACGCCTACGCCAAGCGTATGGAGGAGATGGGGTATACAAACTATTGCCAAGTTCTGAACGCCAAGGATTACGGCGTACCACAGAACAGAGAGAGAGTCTTTACTGTGAGTATAAGAGAAACTATATTGAAAGCAACATTTTTACCAAGTGGCAAAACGATTGACCGCCCCGAAAAGTTTGAGTTCCCTGCGCCTATTCCTCTGGCAAGGAAGCTCAAAGATATGCTTGAACCAGTGGTTGATGAGAAATACTATTTGTCTGAAGATAGACTCAATGTTATCTATAAATGGGAGCAAAGACAAAAAGAAAACGGCAGAGGGTTCCGTTTTGAGGTTAAGGATGGCGATGATATTGGCAGAGCGGTGACGACTAGCGGTGATAGGCCATGCTCCACGAATTATATTATTGATCCACAAGGTAGAAAGAACAAACGGTGCTTTGCTAAGACATTATCGCCGACTCTAAGGGTGCAGACACACGGCAACCCTCCGCAAGTTGTGGAAAAGATAGCAATCAAGACGGCCAATAAACAAGGCTACGATTTGGCCACTGATGGCGATGGCATAGACTTGACGTACCCGGACAGCACCACTCGGCGTGGTAGAGTTGGGCATGGCGTATCAAAAACAATACCGTCAGTTTGTGGAACGCAAGGGGTTGTAGATGGGTATAGAATACGCAAGCTTACACCAAAGGAATGTTGGCGTCTTATGGGCTTTGATGATGCAGATTTCGACAAGGCGGCCAAAGTCAACTCGAACACGCAGTTGTATAAGCAAGCCGGCAATTCTATCGTGGTGAATGTGCTGGAAGCTATACTTGGGAGGTTGTTAGATGGAAGCAGAGATTAAAATACCAGACGCATTTGTCGAACTTGTGCAACCAACTAACAAATGGCGGCATATCGTCTATCACGGCGGACGTTCATCCGGCAAGTCTACCACAGTGGCCACAGTATTGGCCGCATTGGCCACACAAAGCCCGCTGCGCATACTTTGCTGTCGTGAGGTGCAGAACTCAATCGCCGACTCGGTTCACAAGCTCCTGGCGGACGTTATAACTAAATATAAACTGCCAGGATGGGAAATTGGGCGCGAATATATACGCAACCGCAACGGCTCAGAGTTTATATTCCGTGGCGTGCGTGGCAACGCCCAAAGCATCAAGTCTTTGGAGGGCGTAGACATTTGTTGGTGCGAAGAAGCGCAGTCAATCTCAATGGAGTCAATAGACATCCTGATACCAACGATTCGCAAGGCCGGTTCATACTTCATTTGGACGTTCAACCGCTTGAGTGAAAATGATCCAGTTTGGGAACGCATCGCAGGCAAGCCGGATGAGCGAACCTACGTGCGACAAGTCAATAGCGATGAAATTGAGCCATTATTGTCGGCAGAAGTATTGCACGAGCGTGAAAAGATGCGCAAGGACAACCCGGAGTTATTCGCCCACGTTTGGCTTGGGCAACCACTCACAGTGACCACTGGTTCGATTTATGGCAAGCAACTAGCGCAGGCACGCGAGGACAAGCGCATCGGTAAAGTACCGTATGACGGCTCAGCGCCGGTTTATGCTGCGCTCGACCTTGGTGTTGGCGATTCTACGGCCATCTGCTTCTTCCAGACTGTTGGGCAGGAAATACACTTTATAGACTACTACGAATCAAGTGGCGAAGATTTGGCGCATTATATCAACGTTTTAGCCAATAAGCCGTGGGAATACCGGCAGATATTCTTGCCACACGATGCAAGGGCAAGGGAGCTTCAAACTGGTAAGACACGCGAGGAGTTCTTTAGAGAGCATGGGTACGCCAACGTGACGATTTTACGGCCATCAAGCTATACATTCGGGCAGGATGACATCAACATGACGGCTCGCCCTAAGTTTAGCCGGTGTTGGTTCGACCAAGAGAAGTGCGCAAGGCTTTTGGAGTGCTTGGCGGCGTACCATTATGAGTACGATGAAAAGAACAAGCTGCTGCGGGACAAGCCAAAGCATGACTGGTCATCGCACGCGGCCGATGCGTTTATGTACTCGCTAATTGCCGAGACGGAGCAAATTGAGACGCAGACGCAGATACATTTTAAGGTTTACACGCCACCAGTTTTTGGTGGTGAGCAACAAACAGGATTTTAAGGAGGAAATATGTTTAGAAAAGATATAGACGAAGTTGATACGTACAGAGTGGATTTGTTCTGTATGAATTGCAGAGCAAAG